CAATGTAATCCGCCAGTGAGTGGTTTCTTTACTGGAAACACCCTCAGATTGCTCCCTAATAGCTTACATTCAGTTTTAATAAAACATGAAGGTAGTATTCATCTTTTCACGGAGGAAGAATGAAGTACATTTGTACTCTTTTTATGCTGCTAACGGCGCCATCTTATGCCGTGGCAAATAATCAGCAGCAGTCAGCTGAAGATTTATGTGAGATGGAATGGCGTATAACGGATAGAGCCGGTTCAACCGATACGGATGTATTTGAAATCGTATATGGTGAACTTACTGCTTTTAATGCAGCTGGGCATTCCTTGTCTGAATATTCGATAGATAAGGCTGACTTTGTGAAAGTATCCACTGAGGGTGCCAAGAGCTTCAGGAAAATGGTGGGTGAGATGACTACTCCCTATGATGAAGCTAGAAGCTTTTTTAAAGAGAGAATGACACCGATTTGCATCAAAAATGTTTTAAAAACACTGAACCAAGAACACTGATATTTAACCTATTAACCACATTTAGGCTCGCTACGGCGGGCCTTTTTTGTATCTAAAGGCACTCTAAAAAACAGAGGAAGAAATAATGGCTGAGCCATTGAGCACCAGCGCTACTGTGGGAACGGTAGCTGGCTGGGGCATTGTCACGTCTGCGCTGGTTGGATTCATCACCTCTGTAGATTACTCAATCGCGTTCGGGGCGTTTGCCGGGTCGATGTGCTTTATCGTCACTGCCAGCGACCTGACGCGCCGCCAGATATTCGGTTATTTCCTGTTTGGTTATGCCGCTGGCATTTTCGGTGCAGGTTTTGTTGCGGACAAAATTGAGGACTATCTCGAATATCGTGAAAAACCCTTGGATGCACTGGCAGCAGTAATTATTTCCGCTGCTGCGGTGCAAGGCTATTTCTGGCTGAAAAACGGCGGCTTTTCAAAACTGCCGTTCGTCAAAAAATGGATGGGGGAACAATCATGATCAGCCACGATCTCCTGACGGTAATTGATGTCGCCATTTGTGCAGCTATTTCTTTGCGTCTGATGCTCTTTAGTAAAGCAGGCAGAACGCATAAACCAGGTATCTCATGGATTGCTGCTGGTCTGATTCTGTTTTACGGCAACTTTGGACTGCTCTGGTTATTTGGTCATTACCACGCAAGCGGCTGGCCGGTGGTTGTAGCGAACGCGCTGATTTGCATCGCGGTGTTTGCGGCGCGTGGAAACGTTGCGCGCATTGTTTCATATCCAACGGAGGGAGGTAGCAAAAAATGACAGGCAATAAAAAACCACGTGGCATCCGCAACAACAACCCTGGAAACATTCGCTGGGGCGATGAGTGGCAGGGACTCGTGCCAAAACTCCAGCGCACTGATAAATCATTCTGCCAGTTCATCTCGCCAGAATACGGTATCCGCGCGATGATCGTCATCCTTCGCAATTATCAGAGCAAATACGGGCTGCGGACGATCACCGGCATCATCAAGCGCTGGGCACCGCCTAACGAGAATGACACGCAGGCATACATCCGCAGCGTTACTAAGGCGACCGGAACTGACGCGGATAAGTCAATAAATCTGACTGACAGCCGCAAGTTGTTTCCTCTCCTGCAGGCGATTATCAAGCACGAGAATGGCTGTCAGCCCTACGAATTCGATATGTATATTCGGGCGCTGGACCTCGTCTGATAAGGAAGGTCGCATGGCTGCTATACAGTTCATCAAAAACTACTCACATCTACTGATTATTGTGATTATCTGCGTGTGCCTGTGGAAGCTGAATGCTCGTAGTTCACAGCTTGAAGCAACCAATCAGCGCCTTGTGAAGCTGGCTAACAGTAAAGAAGAGCAGATTTACGATCTGCGCTCTAAGAACGATGGCCTAGCATCAAGTGTCACCGAGTTGGTGACAGCCGTTAAGCAGCAAAACGATGTGATGAGTCAGGTCGCAGAGCAACGCGCGGAAACGGCCCAGCAGAATCGGAAACTACAGAATGAAATTAAGCATTACCTTGCGGCGGACAAGTGTGCTGTCGCTCCTGTTCCCCCTAATGCTGCTGCCCGGCTGCGCCATGCAGCAAAGGCCGCTGGTGGAGTACCGGACAGTAAAGCAGCCGCATTTAGTCCTTCCATCTGAGCTGACCAGCCGAATTGATGTGCCTGCCGTGCCGGAGCCTATGACCTATGGCGACAGCGTGTCACTGAATGCAGAGCTTTATGGCATTATCGAGAGGTGCAATAACGATCGATCAGCCATAAGAATGCTGGATTTCCGGTAATTTTTCTTTAATGAAAAATTATGAATCCAACGACATATCTGTTGAAATTTTACCTTTGAAAAGGGGCGAAAGTAGGATTATTATCGCAATTCATCTTTGCGAGCATAAGGAATAGCCCGTTGATACCTTCTTTTTCTGTCTCTGGTGTTCTGCCTCCTTTTCTTGGAGGAGATCCTACTTCGGTTGCAGGCCAGGCTCCATTTAGAGTTACCATCGACGAGGTTGTCGATCATTTTTCATTCAGCCTTGATCGCATCGCAATATTAGAGGGATTTCTTGATTATCGTGAGCAAATGCGAACCCTGGACGTAAACGGTTATCAATGGCTCGATGGTAGCTTTGTCGAGGATTGTGAAGGTATCAGAGGAAGACCGCCTGGTGACATAGACATCGTTACATTTGCCTACCGACCTTTAGATCAACAAGGTGCGTTTTTGGACAGCAAAGCTTTTTTCGCACTAAGCAGCCAACACCCAGAGCTTTTTGACCCTGACACAGCTAAGAAAAATTACAAATGTGACGCTTATTATGTTGACCTTAACCAAAAGCCGCACGCTCTTGCTGAATCTGTAACTTACTGGTGCAACCTTTTTTCACACACTCGAGTCAATAGCCTTTGGAAAGGTATGCTACAAGTACGACTTAACGTAGATGATTCCAACGCTAGAGCTATACTTGATGCAAAGAAGCAAGCTTTACTTGCAGCAAACCAAGGGGTAAGCAATGCTTAAAAAACTCGAATTAGATACCCTTAATGCAGAGATTTCTTCTTTAGATTTTCTTATATCCGAAAGGGTGGATGACGATCCAATCGGAGCGAGCCAATTTCTGAAGCGTAAAAACAAGCTTTTAGAGAAAGTTGCTGCTATTCAGGATAATGCTAGCGCCCTTGCAAGTGTTGGTTTGTTTTTTGGAGGCTCCCCTGTATTCGGTTCTAAAGGAATTGATTCACATTTTGCGAGTTCTATCCTAAACATTTTCCAAGCTATCGTTAATAAGCGTTATGCGTTTTTAGAAAATGGAGCCCTGTCTTCAAGGGGACCTATACCAAACAGTAATAACGCAAAGTTAATGATAACTGATGTCGCTCGCGGTTCATTTGGTTTTATCCTTGAGGAGAATCCAAAAGAAGTTTTAGCAGACGTTGAAACTGAACTTAAACATGTTGTTGATGATGTGAGCGGTATTTTAGCTAAAATTTCTTCTGCGGATGAAAATATATTTACTGAGGTATTTGAAGAGTTAGATGATAGAACTTTAATTGACGTAAGAGCTTTTTATGAAGAACTTGCCTCGGCTAAAGCTACTCTTAAAATTGTAGATAATGAAAATGAATACGTGCTTACTGCAGACAGAATAAATATTGCTAAAGGAAGAATGGAATCGGTTAGCATTTCTGAAGAAAGAGAGTTCGATGTTGTAGGTAAACTTTACTTGCTGCCATCAGATAAACGCTTTGAAATTCAAGTTGCTGGCGAGGATGCCCCCCTTAGAGGAAGAGTAAGTAAAGGATTTATTGAAGCACATAGTCTTAGTCTGGACTCTTTAGTTGGAAGTGAAGCTTCGTTCAGATTGACAGCAAGAGACATGTTTAAAGATGGAATGATAATAAATACGAAATATATACTTGAATCTATAAATTAAGTTTTATTTATAAGCCGCCTCCGGGCGGTTTTTTTATAGCGCCTCTTTTCTCATAAAAGATAATGGTTATTCCCGCCATGAGGTTAATTTACTTTACCTAGACTGATTCTGGCGATAATGTATCTCCTCTATCTTATAAGGAGGTTAAAGTGATTAATGATCCAAAAGACACGAAATTTGATTTGATTGAAGTTGCCAACTACGTAAACCCAGGCTCTAAAGCGACGTTGACCAGCGGGCCTAGCGGATTGCGTTATAGATGGGAATGGGATGATAAGCACCATGAACTATTAATTCCTGCTGAAAAACTTATATATCCTGATCTCATCCTTGAGCGTTTGTTCGAAGCAGCTATTGAAATGGCAAAGCGTTAACTAACCGCCTACGGGCGGTTTTTTATTGGAGTAACCAGTGATCGTAACACTTGATGCCACTATCATTGGTGGCACCAATATGCCAGGGATATCAATACCCGGCGCTATCGTTATTGGCGGTCAGAGTAAACAACCAGCCGACACGATATTTATCCAGAACGACAGCAACAAAACGCCCACGTCACCATGGTTCGTAACGCAGGTAGATAGCACGCATTACACGATGCTGAATGCCACCGCCCCTAAAGGGTGGCAATATCTGGGGGCATTTATTGTCAGTGGGGAAACCGGCGCCCAAATCGGGCGTGCAGAAGGTGCTGTCTGGACGATATCAAACCCCAGCATGGTACAGCATATAAGTACATCTGCTACTGGACAGGCTGCTGTAAGCATTCTCACGGCCGGAACCTGCACGCTGACGGTGACGCTGCTCGACATGGCTTCTACGCTGGTGATCACTGCAGTTGCCGCACCCTGAATGAGAGGAAAAAATGTCTACTGAAAATAAAACGGTGGGAACGTCCTGGACGCTCATTGCGAGCGGTGCCGATTCTATGTTGATCACAGCTGTTGCCGGTTACGGGGATATCTGTGAATCAACCGGCATTCCGCCCGAATCCCTTTTAGGCCACCCGATTTATGCTGGTGGTGAAAAAAATAACTCATACACAGCGACGGGAGAGATTTACGGGCGGGCAGCGGTGGGATCATCACAGATGCAACTGGCATTGACGCCATAACGAAATACGAAGGTGGGCGACTGCTGGCAGCGGTAACTGCCAGCAGACATCCATACCCACGGTACAGTCATGATGAGTATGAACCAAGGCCCAACTCGCTCTGCAGAGCCGGGCCATTTTATTGGATTCTCAGAAATGACCACAACAGAAAATCTTCCGCAGCTCACTATCATTTACCGATCGTTGAGCGAAATCATTCCCCATGCACGTAATGCGCGCACGCATTCAGAAGCGCAGGTGAAGCAGATTGCGGCCAGTATTAATGAGTTCGGCTGGACTAATCCTGTCCTGATAGACGAAAGCGGCGATCTGATAGCAGGTCATGGCCGTGTAATGGCCGCTGAAAAGCTGGGATTAACCGATGTGCCGGCCATCATCCTGCCGGGATTATCAGCAGAGCAAAAACAAGCCTACCGGATAGCTGATAATAAGCTGGCGCTGAATGCAGGCTGGGACACAGAACTGTTAAAGCTGGAATTCGCTGAGTTGATGGATGCGCAGTTCGATATCGGTCTAACTGGATTCAGCCTGGATGAGATCAACGATTTGCTGGTGGAGGCTGAAACCGAAACGCAGAATGATGATGATCCCTATACTGCAAAAATCGATACCCCGGTTTACGAGCCTTCCGAAACAGTCCCTGAAGTATCAGAGCTGTATGACGAAAATAAAACGCAGGATCTGCGTGGGCGCATTGTGGCGGCAGAACTTCCGCCTGAGGTTGAAAGATTTCTGCTCAGCGCTGCAGAGCGCCACACCGTTTTTCACTTCAATAAAATCGCTGATTACTACGCATCTGCGAGTGCTGAGGTTCAGGCGCTGTTTGAGGAGTCTGCTCTGGTCATAATCGACTATGAAAAGGCGATTGAACATGGATTCGTCCACCTGACAAAAAAGATGGTGGAGATTGTTCACGGTGAGGAGGAAGAGCATGCGTGATGATTTCTGCGCATTCATCCTGAGCCATGGGCGCCCGGATAAAATCTATACGCTGAATCTACTGAAAAAATCAGGCTACACGGGAAAGTGTTTTATCGTCATAGACGATGAAGACACCACCCGGGAGCGTTATCAGGAATTGTTCGGCGACAAAGTGCTGGTTTTCTCAAAGAGCGATATCGCCAGCCGGTTCGATGAGGCCGAGCTGGACGATGATTACACGGCGTTTCAGTTCAGGGTCGGCAAGGAGCTCGAAAAAGATTATTGCCTGATCACCCGCCTCGATCCGGTTCTGGAGGCAATGATTGAGTATTACGAGGCAATCCCAGCTAAAACCATCGCAATGGCTCAGGGTGGAGATTTTCTTGGAGATTCCGATAACGCCTCGTGGTTAAAGCGGAAAGCCATGAATAGCCTGATTTGCTCCACTGACAGGCCATTCGAGTTTATCGGTCGCATTAATGAGGACGTGAACACCTACACGACACTCGGCCGCCGTGGTGAGTTATTCCTGACAATCGGTGCCGTCCAGCTACTGCAAAAACCCACGCAGTCGAACAGTGGCGGCATGACAGAGCTTTATCTGGCATCAGGAACATACGTCAAAAGTTTTTACTCGGTGATGTACGCGCCATCATGCGTGAAAATTTCAATGATGGGGTTGGCTCATCAGCGCATCCACCATCGGATAAGTTGGAACAACACTGCAGTAAAAATTCTCGACGAAAAATATAAAAAACGCCTGCCGGTTAGCAGGGGGTAAACATGCTCCCATTACCGCAAATCGAATCCCTCGCAGCTTTCAGAATGAACGAACAGCAGATAGCAGATGTGCTCAATATCGATCTGGTTGAACTCAAACAGAACCGTGAATTGATGGGCTCATTCAGAGATGCCATGAGGAAGGGACGAGCAAAAGGCGAGGTAGAGTTAAGGCGGGCATTATTTGAGCGTGCACGCAAAGGTGATGCGCAGGCCCACAACGAACTAATGAGATTATCTGCCAGTAAGGACTGATAGATGAGCAAACCCGACTGGAGGGCGCTGCAGTCTCAGTTTGCTGCTGCTCATGCCAGTACGGGTATATCACCCAAAGCATGGTGCGAGCAGGAGGGATTAAACTACAGCAGCGCTCGCCGCTACATAAAGAAGCCGGTAAAAAAAACTGCGCAAAAAACCTCGAAAGGAACTGCGCAAAAAAGTGCGCAAAATAAAACTGCGCAAAAAAAATCTAAAGCCTTAACCAGACAGAAGGCTGAGCCTGCAAGGGCTGCGCAAAAGAAAACTGCGCAGGATCCGAGTGCTTCCTCATTTTGCGCAGATTTAAATGCGCAGGAACAAACATTCGTGACCGAGTTTTTAAAGACGCGCGATAAATATGCGGCCTATAAAAAAGCGGGTTACACCGGAGGGGATCGCGCCGCCAGGATGCTCCATCGAAAGCCCAACATAACGCGGGCTATCAATCGCGGCTTGGAGCAGCTGCACAAAGATGCAGTGTTGAGCGGTCAGGAGGTATTGCGGCACTGGCACGAAATCGCTATTGCCGATCCCGGTGAGATTTCACAGATGCGCCGATGCTGTTGCAGGCATTGCTGGGGCGAGCGATTTCTCTATCAGTGGCGCGATATTGACGAATATGACCGCGCCGCAGAAAAAGCCATTAACGATGGCAAGCCGCAGCCTGAATACGGCGGCCTAGGATTTATTGAGAACGATGATCCCAATCCCGATTGTCCACGTTGTGCCGGTGAAGGGGTGGCAGATGTTTATCTGGCAGATACCCGCGACATAACAGGCCCATCACGCCGACTCATTGCTGGGGTAAAAAAATCAAAATTCGGCATTGAAATAATAATGCGCGATCAGGATGCAGCTCTGAAACATCTGGCGGCATTCCACCAACTGGCGGTCAGCGAGCAGGAGCGGGAGCTGCGATTACTCAAAGCTGAGCAGACGCGCCTGGCTAACGAAAAACTACAGGCCGAAATTGAGGCTCTGAGAAAACAACTGGCCGCGAAAAATGAGGAGGATGAGGAGCCTTTGCCGGTAGCGATAAACATTAATGTCGTGGATGCACGGGTGAGGAATGATGATGACGGGGATTTCGCCGCAACTTAATATTCCTCAGGCGCAATTTCTCGCAATGCCGCATAAATTCAAGGCGTACGTCGCCGGATTCGGTTCCGGTAAAACGTGGGTCGGGTGCGGCGGGCTGTGCAAGGGCGTCTGGGAGCATCCGAAAATTAATCAGGGGTATTTCGCCCCGACCTATCCGCAGATACGCGACATTTTCTATCCCACGATTGAAGAGGTGGCGTTTGATTGGGGATTGAAAACCAAAATCAACGAGGGAAACAAAGAGGTCCATTTTTACGCTGGGCGTCAGTACCGGGGAACCACGCTATGCCGGTCGATGGAGAAGCCTCAGACGATAGTCGGTTTTAAAATCGGTAAAGCGCTGATCGATGAACTGGACGTTCTGCCAACAAAAAAGGCGCAAATGGCCTGGCGAAAAATAATCGCCCGTATGCGTTATAAGGTTCCGGGACTGCTCAACGGCATAGACGTGACAACGACCCCAGAGGGGTTCAAGTTCGTTTACCAGCAATTTGTTAAGGCTATGAGGGAAAAGCCTGCACTGGCTGGAATGTACGGCCTCATTCAGGCGTCCACGTTTGATAACGAAGCAAATCTCCCGGATGACTATATCCCATCCCTGATGGCCAGCTATCCACCTGAGCTGATCAAAGCCTACCTCAAAGGGCAATTTACCAACCTCGTTAGCGGCACCATATATCACCAGTTTGATCGCGTTCTGAATAACTGCGAGGAGGAAGAGCAGCCAGGGGAGCCGATCTATATCGGGATGGATTTCAACGTGGGGAAAATGACGGGGGTCGTTCACGTTCTCCGCCTGGGCCTGCCGTGTGCGGTTACTGAGATAACAAAGGGGATGGATACGCCGGACATGATTCGCATGATCAAAGAGCGTTTCTGGCTGTATGACGGCAATAATTATCGCAAAACGCGCGAAATTTATATCTATCCCGACGCCTCCGGTGATTCCCGAAAATCAGTCAATGCCAGT